GGCCCCAATGCTACGCCACCAAATCAGTAGGTGACAGCAACGCCGCAGCGCGACGGGTCTTTGATGGTGATGCCCCACCAGGTGAAGATCCGGAAGCGCAGCGACATGTCGTTGAGCTGGCCGTCGTAGACCATGTACATCTTCTGGCCGTTCTTCATGGTGGAGTTGATCACCTTCAGGCCATCGAACTCTTTGAACAGGTTCGCTGGGATGGTGCCGCCCAGGACTTCAACCGCATCCTTGTCGAAGAACAGGTTCGTTTTCTTCGAAGCGTCGGTGTTCAAGCGGTTGACGGTGGCAGCGTTGAGGATGCGCGTATCAACGTTGGCATAGGCCTTTTGCAGCGTGCTCAAGGCTGGGTCGTCCAGCGCGATCGGCTTTGGATACACGGTGATCGAGGTGCCAGTAGGCTTGTCGATCACAGTGAAGGTCATCGCCACGTTGGTGTTCGTCTTGTCGGCCAGAGCGACCGCTTTGACGGTGGTGCCGCCGTTCGCGAAGGTGATCTTGTCACCGACGTTGTACGACGCTGACGCCGTTACCGGGATGGTAGCGGTGCGGTAGTCGACGTTGGTCACTGCGCCAGTGGTGGTGTTAACTGCGCCTGCGGTCGGCGCGAACGACTGGTTGGCGGTGACAGTGGTCGCCGGGTCTGCGCCACCGACGATGTTCGGCAGGTAGGACCCCACAAACACGTCGAACTCAGCCACGTTCTGACCAATCTGGCCGGTGGCCCAAGTGGTTTCAGGACGGCCTTGCAGGGTTTGACGGCCAGCCAGGTCGTTGCCGAACTTCAGGTTGTCGCGATCGTTCAGGATGAAGGTGCGTTCGGTGTGCTTGCCTTGGCGCTCGTTCATCATGGCCTGAGCTTCAGCGATGAAGCTGTAGCCACTGGTGACGTTGGAGCGGTAGAACATCGAACCCTGAACGGCAATGGCGCTGGCAATGGCCTTGTTCAGGTTGGTGGCCTGGGTCTTGCCGGACTCAACGCCGCGGCGCTTCCAGAACGACATGTCACGCATATCGTCAGCACGCTGCGATACAAAGTCGTTATTCGGAGTGCCAAGCAGAGCCGGGTAGGTTTCCTCGATGATGCCAGTTTCCAAGCCGGTCAGGTCCCAGCCGGAGATAACCGGTGCGTGTTGCTGAACAGGACGCCATACGACGTTGCCAGCGTTCTGCATATCGCCGCCATCGGGCTCGAAGAAGGACACCTGCCGCAACAGCATGTCCTGCTGTTCGTAGGTTTCCAGTGCGTTTTCAAACAGTACTTCCGCGATCTTGCCTGCGGTGAGAGATCCAGTAGCCATCGTTTAATTCCTTACCAAGAGTCAACGTTAATTTTTGAGGCCCGGGCTTCACGTCGGATGTTGAAGGCGCCCTGCGTATCACCGCGCTTGCGTGCTTCCATGTACTTGCGGTGGAGTCCTTTCCCTGCATCGGTGGTGTTCGCATCGCCTTGAACGGTCGTGGCCGGAGCCGGTGTATTGCTTCGCTTCCGTAACGGGGCGGTCAGTTCAGCGGACAGCTTGCCCAAGAAGATCGAGGCTTGAAGCCCCGTTGGGTCTGCCACAAGCTTCGATGTCAGCTCTGCAAGGCGCTTCGGGCTCACTCCGAGGTTGTAGAACACCTTTTCAGAGCCTTCGCCGAGGCTCGCGATCAACGAGTTCGTAACAGTCTCGCCGCCGCCGGGGAAAACCCCATCGATGGCGCTTCGAACTCGAAGGTCTGCCGATTGGTACAGCTCAGGACTGATCCCGCTTGCTGCTGCCAGTGTTGCTGCCCGCTCATAGTGCTGATCAACGCCAGCCTCGATTGTCTGCTGCACTTCCAGTTGCTTGCGCTGGAACTCGTATTGCTGCGTCTCGTTGTGCTGTCGCGAGAGGGCATCCTTCAGCTTCCAATCCGCCAGGGCTTCCGTGTAGGCATCGTCCGGGTCGTCTTGGTCGTAGAAGTCCTCGCGCTTCGGCCGTGCCGAGGGTTGCGCTACTTTGTTCCGTCGCTCTTCTTCCAGTTGCTGCCGCAGTTGTTCGAGTTCCGACTTGGTTGCATCGAGCTTCGATCTGAGCTTGGCCTTGGCCGCGCCGATATCTGCGTCGGTGAACTTCTTCTCAGCACCGTGCGACTCCTGGTCGTCGCCTTTCATCCAACTTTCGGGTTCTGCCTTGGCACCGTCTTCGTCGCCTTGATCATCCGCATGGTCATCAGCGTCGGTCTGGTCGTTGGCTGCATCATTGTCGACTTCAGTCACACCGGCTTGCGGAGCCGCTGCTGCTGCCGTCTGCTCTGCTGCGTTTTCTGCCCGCAATTCTTCCAGGGTCTTTTCCATTTTCTACTCGCTTGGTAACGATGGCCCGGTGAGTTCCCGCCGGTAAGATTGCGTTTGACCTGTGCGCCTCAGTAATTAATAGAGTATCACTCTTTGCGTACTGGTCAAAAATCACACATACGAACAAAATCGCAGGCAAAAGAAACCCCGCCGAAGCGGGGCATCTTCCCTGGTGGTCTGCCTGATGGCATGAAGCCGCTCCAGGGTGCAGCCTTATGCTTGCCGGTCATCCGGCTCTGCGCAGTATAGCCTTCATCGCTGCGTCAGTTGCGCCCGGTATGGGCTGACGATCCTTTGCACGTTCTCGAGCATCTTGCCTGCGGTCTGCGCCTGCTTGAACTGGATCTCGGCGCCTGCCTTCTGCGCTTCGACCTCGACTGCGGCCCGGTCTGTCTGGGCCTGGAACGCATCGATTTGCAGCTTGCCGGCGTTGTTCTGTGCCGTGGCCTGGTCCTTCAGGGCCTCGCGCTGGGCGTTCATCTGCGCAGCCTTGGCCTTCTCCATCTCGGCTTGAGCCAGCATCATGGCGGCGTCTGGCTGCTGCTGTTGCTGAGCTGCCTCGGCGAGCATCTGCTCTTCTTCTGGTGTCTCTGGCTCGACAGTGCCGGACAACACCAGCTGCTTGCGCGCGTACTTGCGGATGTCGTCCATGCCCACGCCATTGATCAAGGTCAGCTGCTGGAGCACAAGCATCTTGCTCATCTGCGGGTCAATCTGGGCCATCGCGGTAGCCATCTGGCCCAGCTGGTCAATCGTCTGCTCCTTCTTGCTGGAATAGCTTGGCCCGATCTCGGCGTAGACGTCGTACTCGGTGTTGGTCAGGTCATTGAGCGCCTTCAGTTCGCCGGTGGTGCGGTCCTGCACCATCTCCATGATCTTGGCCTTCTTGGTCGTGCCGTCTGGTGCAGTCAGCGTGACCTCGCGCGGCGCGTCATAGACCTCGACAGCCATGCTCGCGTAGATCTCGGCGTCTCGGCGTTTGGCGTGCTTCAGGTTCTGCTGGTAGACGATCGACTGTTGGTCGAGGCGGTTGGTCAGGGCGTTGACAGCCTTGCCCGACAGGTCTGGATCGGCGATGTCTTGCGGCAGGCCAGGGTTGGCCACGTCCTCCACTGCCTGGCGTGACAGCTCGATGGACGCCATCAGGGCCTGAGGAATGGTTTGCTCTGGCATTACGGCAAGCGGGCCAACAGGCAGCGTTTCACCACCGGCCGACTTCAGGTTCTGCAGGAGGTATGGGTAGTTGCTGTCTGCACCGTTCTCTTCGTACATGAACTCGAAGCCCTGCACCTGCTCTGGCGCAAAGATCGGCTTCGGCCTTGGGCTGCGACTCACGATGTCGGCGAGGTAGGACAGCTGGAAGTTGCGCAGGCGCTGCGGGTCTTTGGCCAGGCGCGTGATCCCTTCGTAGTGCTCTTCGCCTTCGATGAACGCCCGCTCGCCGTAGGTTGGCACGACCGGGATGTGTTCGCCGGCAATCACCTCGCCTTCGCGCTCACCATCCTTTCCGATCTTACCGTTGAGGATCTTCTCGCCTGATGCGATGTACTTTCGGACTTCCCAGCGGGTTATCTCGCGCTCACTGACGATTTCGTAGCCATCGTCGATGAGTTCGTCCATCACTTCTGACAGGTCACTCTCACGTAATACGAGTGGTTGCCCCATAGGATCGGTGAAAGTGATCACTTTGTCTTTGATCTTGCGGCGATGGTAGAAGCTGGCGACGTAGATCAGATCGTTGCCGCTGCCCATCCACGGGAACACGTAGGACTGCTCGGGCGCAGAGAACGACGAGGCGTTACGGGCTTCCTCCTTCTCGCGGCGCTTCTTCTTGGAGCGCGATTCCTTCTCTTCGTCGTCGTATTCCTCGCCGCAGAGCTCTTTGAACAGGTCTTCATAGCCATCTGGCGAGTAGGCCTGCAGGATCGACACATAGTTGGCGTCCGACTTGTCCAGCCGTTTGGCGTTCGGGTCCCAGAAGCAATTGTTGTTGGCTTCGTACACGGGGCGACGGCGGATCACCTGGTGGTCAATGCCGGCCCGGTTGCTGGCGTAGGCCGTGTAGAGCTCCCATGCCCCCACGCCGCACACCACAGCCTCACCGACGGCGTTGTCATAGGACTCCAGCGTGGTGTTGGCCCGGTCGTCCGTCAGGTAGAGCCCGTCGAGGATGTCAGCACCATCATCACGCGACTCGCTGGCCGGCACGAAATCAATCTGGATGGGGTTGGATCGGAGGTCGGCCATGATCTGGCGACCGGCCTTGCGCAGAATGTTGAACTCGCCGCGGTACTGGAGCGAGGATTCCCCCAGTGTCGAGTCATCCCATTGCGTTACCCAGTAGAACATCATGTCATCGGCCGCACGAAGCCGAGTCTCTTGCCCGTAGCAGTAGGCCTTATCGTGCAAGTCTTTCAGCTTCTTGAGTGTGAGCATTATTTCCTACCCATTGGCCGCATTGGACGCGGGATCTTCGGTTGAACCCTGGCCTGCGGCACGTAACGCATCAGCATCATTACGGAGTCCGCCAGGTTTGGGCTGGCCATTTTGAATTTAGTCTTCATTTCCTGCTTCGTGTAGAGCTCGAACAGGCCGTTGCCATTGGGCTTGATCGGCATGCGGCAGAGCTCGGCGCGGAGCTTGGCAAGAAGCTCGATCGATGAGTCAAAGCTTATCATCTTGGATGGATCGTGGTATTCGCCATGCTGAACAGCGCGGTATGTGCGGTAGCAGCGGTCGCGCAGCTCGAAGTAGTACTGGGCGCGCTTGTTGCGGAACGTGTCGCTGTTGGTCTTCTGGTGCGCCACGGGCGACACCATGGCCGGGGCGTAGGTGGCGTCGGGGAAGTCAGGCGACTCGGATCCACGGAACACAGTCAACACCGTCTGCTTGCCGTCGAAGTCGTGGCTCATCTGCTCGCCGAGGGCAATCCCCATCCCGTCACCATCCCAGGCGAACGCATCGGACTGGTATTGGATGGCCTCGCCGGCCGCCCAGTGGCCACCTTCGTTCACGGTGCCTGTATCCATCTCCTTGACCATCTCAATGACTGAGCCGTGCCGCGCGGCGAAACCCTTGCTGTCCGGCCCGGTGTCCGATGGGTCATGGGCGCTGATTCGTGCGCCTGACGCAATAAAGCCAAGCTTTTTGTGCGCATCCACGCAAGCATCGAACCACTCGGACATGATCAGAGCGTTCTCTACTGAGTCGTTGAAGGCGCCAAGCCAGATGTGGTCGTACATTGCGCGGGACCTGTACTGATGATCCCACTGCCGCTCTTCTTCAAGACCGGAGTCGTGGAACCATGGGTTGTCGGTGTAGTTCATGACGACGATCAGGTGCAGGTCGTCCTCGTAGAAGCCGTGTTTGTCCAGGTGCTCTTTGAACGGCGTGATGAACCGCTTGCTGAATGGCGCCTCGCTGCTCGATGGGTTGGCGATGAAGACCATCGACACGTTGGCCAGGCTGTCAGGGTCGGGCACTTCCTCCATCACCGTTGGCATGCCCTTCTTCGGCTTCTTCCGCGCGGTCGGGGTGAGGGCGGTCAGCGAGTCATCGCTGATGAACTGGGCTTCCTCGATCTCGTACCGGCTGAAACCGTGCGCAGACTTGATGCTGTCCACGTTGCGCGACAGGCCGGCGAACTCGAAGGCATCGGCAGATCCGAACTTGATGCTGTTGGACTGCTGAGTGAAGCCGTCGAAGCCGAGGCGCCCGATCTCTTCGCGGAGCAGCGAGAAGATGGAGTTTTTGATTGAGGACTGGTACTCACGCAAGCAATAGGTCTTGATGCCGGCGTCTTTCGCATCGATCAGGCAGATGTCGGCCACTCCGACCGACTTGCCCGACCCCCGTCCGCCGATGATGATGATGAACCGCTTCTTTGACTTGGCGACCGCTTCAAGCTTGGCGGGGATGTAGACCTGGGGCTCGGCATCGGTGTTGTGCCACTTGCCGTGATGCCGAACGATTGAGTGTGTGTGCCCGTCCTTGGGGTGAACGATACCGACCACCGTGCCTTCCGATCTTCTCAGGCTCAGTCGGCGCTCACGCTCTTCAAGGAGGCGGTAGTACTCAAGCTTCACTTCCCTTGAGAGCGGCTTCTTTTGCGGCGATAGCTCGGTCAAGTTCGTCATCGGTCATGTCTGTCAGGTTGAGGTTTCCAGAAATCTCGGTTTCGCGCTTGTCGCGCCAGTCCTTCGGCTTGCGGTTCTTCAGCCAGAAGATCATCGCGGTGGTGTCCGGCGGGTACTCCTTCAGCAGCTCAGTCTTGACCACCTTGCCGTCAACTACACGGACATCATCCTCATTGCAGGAGTAGCCCATGGCTCTCTGGTACAGCGATCGCTCAACGTGCTGATCAGCCGTTGTCTTGCCGATGGCCAGGGCCTTGGCGAACTCCGGCTTGGTCGCTCGCCAGTACCTGACAGTGCGCAGAGAGACGTCAAGCATGTCAGCCAGGTCGAGGTCAGTCGCCCCAAGCGCGCAGGCTTTCTCGGCGATCTTGGCGAAGTTTGCCTTGTATTTCTCAGGCCGCGCCATGCCGAACCCCCTTGATTCTTTTTTGGGATGCAATAACCAGCAGACCTAGTGCACAAAATGCCAACAATCCGTCGACAATCCACTGCGCAATATCGTCATGCGATTGGAGCAGGTCTTGCAGAAGGATGGTTTCAATCGCGAGGGTTGCCGACCATGCGCAGGAGATGGCCAGGATGCACTTGATCCATGGGCTGGTTGTGGTGGTCAGCGCGATGACGTCGATCAGTGCAAACGATGCGTACCAGAGACTCGCGAATCCTGACTCGACCTCAGCGGCCCAACTGGGCAGCAGCGCGTCGAGCAGGACGAAGCCAATGAAGTGAATCAGGATTGCGTTCATTTACTTCTTGACCTTCTTTGCTGGCTTGGCCGGCTTCACTGTCGGCGCATCGTTCTTGGCATACAGACCCATGCCGCCTTGGGTGGTCTTGTTCACGACTGGCTTTTTGCGCATTACGTTCTCCATTGTGCTTCGAGCGCTCGCTTGAGCGGAGTGGTTGATGGTTGGCTTACACCTGAAATCATACGGTAACCGGCCACGCATGCGGTAATCGCGGTTCGTGTGGCCCATGGGACCTCAAGGGCCGCCATGGCCTGGCTGAGGATGTCGTCGCATTGCGCCCGGGTCACTGCTACGGGCAATCCGTTCTTCGTGATGCTCAGGTACTCGCAGACGATGTCGTGAACGACGGCGGCCTGGCCGTATGCACCCCATGGCGGGATGATGTTCCAGAACAGGCGCGGGACGCTGGCACCATCGGTGAGGTAACCGGCCGGGACATACACTCTCTGCCCGCTGTTCTCTTCGCCGACGTAGAAACTGAAGTCATCCATCACGCGCCAGTGGTCGGCACCCAGCTTGGCGCTGGCCTCCTTGTCGTACCGAACGGACATCTCTGCGGAGAATCGCGTGAAGCTGCTCATTTGGCTCGCTCCAGACCAAAGGCCCACGATACCGGCCATTTATCAGGATGAGGCTTCCCGGGGCGCCAGAGTCGTTTGGCGTACATCTCCCAAGCGTCCTCAGGGTTGTCTGGTAGCGCCTTGGGGTCGGTGTACATGAGGAGCCTGGCAAATGCGGCGCCAAGCACGTCATCTGTCTCCATCGCTTTCCAGATAAGCTCGCTGTTGAAGTCCACCCGTCGCTTCTCGCAGACCTCCAGTGCCAACCTGGCGCTCGCCTTGTGCAGCATCACGCCTTTGATGCCGCCCTTCTCGAACTGCCAGAAGGATCGAGCGGGGCCATTGCCATATTGGATTCGGACCTGGTAGCCGGACTCCTGATAACCAATCGCGGCCAGAATCACCCGGGCAGCCCTTGAGTCCATCTTGATGGGTAGGAGTTGAAATGCTTCGTCAACAGCGGCTCCAGGGAATTTCGCAGCTTCAGCCATGCCTGATCTCCAGTATTTTGGCCAGGTTCCCGCGAGCGACGAAAACCATGATGAGGATTGACGCGTAAATGCCAGCGTCGAAGAACTGCGCGGCGGACAGGTTGCCCATGGCGATGAAGATCGCGACCGCCCCGCTGCACAACATCAGGAGGTAGGCCGCGAGTGTCACCCATATGCGGTATCGGGAGTCTCGCGGCCATCCGTAACAGAACAGCCGGATGCAGATCGCTGCAGACACTCCGGCCTTTGTGAGCATCAGGACTTCATTCATCCTTTGGCCCCTCGGGTTTAAGGCCTAGCCGCTTTCTGATCCAGGCCTTCCCGTCCTCGTTGAAGACGGCCAGCAGCAGCTTGAAGACGGCCACACAGAAGAAAGCCGCCACGAAAGACGGCAGCGGAGGGGAATCGAAGTCCATGATCTTGCGCTTGACGACCTCGATTCCCAGGTAATACCCAAATACCCATGCCCCTATCATCAGCCCGGTTCGCACCGCGAGGCTGGTGCCAGCTGAAAAGAAGGCAAACATCAGCGCCCCAGCAAATGCGGCCACCACGGCGTTGTTATCCACGCCCGCCGCTATTGCAACCCCTCCTACGCCAGCAATCGCCAGCGGTGCAACCATGCTCGTAGGCTCGGCCATTTGTTTGATCCGTAGCTGTGTTTCGTTGGCAGCTCCCCATATTTGATATGGGCCTGTAGATCAAATCTTAACCGATTGTGGCCAGATGCCTTTATTTTCTTTGGAGCGCCTGATATTCGGACAACAAAAAAGCCCGCTGGTTTAGGGCGGGCTTGCTGAAGCAGATGGCCGGCGCTGATCTCTCGGCATTGGCACCCTTACTACCTTGATCCGCGATCACCGCGCGGAGGATTCATGGGAATAACCCAAGCTTTCGCATGCGCATCAGCCTGCGCATTCATCTGCATCGGAGCGAGCACTACCTGCTGCACAGGCCGGATCAACCAGTGCGAGACTTATCCAAGGCATCGGGCAATGCGCGCTCCGATGAAGACGTTCCGCATGTGCGGGCTGAGCGGGCAAACTTCTCCTGACTTGCCATTCTTCTCGGTCTTTGTAACACCGGAAAGATTTGGGCTTCTGGGATAGGCCTATCCGGTTTGGCGCTGGTTGTAAGTGCCACTTTCGGGGCGGCAGGCCTGGAGAACCGTGGGAAGCCGTGAACAACCCCGGCTGTCGCTGACCAAGGCGACTACCTGCGTGACAGAGGTTACTGGTCTCGGGCGCGATACGCAACTCAGCACGTGATGACCGGCGGGACTTGTAGATAAGGACCGCCCGTTGTTTGGCGCTGATATATTTCGCGCTGAAGCCTCGCGAGCTCGTCGACAGGCTTCACTGCTGGCGTGACCTTCACAAACACCGTCTTCAGATGCTCAGTGATCGACTTCCACTGCTCAGGTGTCGGCTGATCCATGGATGGGTTGAGCTCGGTAAAGCCTTGAAGCCAGTAGGCGAACTGTTCTGCGGTCATGATAAATCCTCTTCGTTGGTGGTTAAGCAGGAAGTAAATCAAGCGGGATGACGCGAACGCTAACTCCGGGGTTATCAGAAAACGTCTTGCTCCCAGACCACTGCACGACCTGCGTGTCATCGACCCACATGCAGCCGTTGAACGCATCCCAGAATATCTTTTTCACATTGTCCGCGTCGGGCTTGATGGTTGGGGCGATCGATCCGCCCAGCGCGCCAGCCTTCTTTGCCTTGTTCCATGAGTCACGGATCGGGTGGCGGATCTCCATCTCAAACCGAACGGGCCCAGTGAATCGAGGTACGAACTGGAGCATCAGAAACATCTCTTTTGCTGGCAACTTGCGCAGCCCCCAGATCCGCTCAGCCATGGCCTGACCATACAGAGTTCGCGCAACCTCCATTTGGATTTCAAGTTCGTAATCCCGCGTTTTCTGCGGGGTGTACACCCGGACGAACCCTCCCTGATCTGCAAACTTTGGACGACCTTTACCGACAGGCTCACCCTCCAGCACGATCAGTGCGGCCTGGTCCATCAGGTCAAGGTTAGGACGGTCGAACAGGTCAGACACTCGGCGTCTCCTTGCTCATGGCGAAATCAATG